TGCGCCGTCGTATCCGGATCAAGGCTTGCCTTGGTACCCTGGTTATCCGTCGCACCCGATCGCGCCTGGTGGTGGCCCGTCGCAGGGAGGGCCGTTCCCGACCAACCCGATCGTGCTGCCGCCCTATCAGGAAGGCGGACCGCCGGTCACGATTTGGCCGAATCCGGGGCATCCCACGCATCCCATCGTGGTGCCGCCGTTGCCGCCGCCGCCGCCTGACGGCGAGGCGATCAAGCCGCCACCCGAGACGGGCGGCTGGGCCTATGCTCCGAGTGTTGGTTGGGGGTATTTCCCAGGGCCGGACGCGGCCTCACCCAAATAAGCGACCCCGGCGCGCTGCTCGAGGCCGAGCCTGGATGCACCCGCTTTCGGGCGGCGCATCCAGAACTTTAGACGATCATCAACAAAAACAGAGGGAGTCCCAACCATGAGGGCATGTTTACTTGCGTTCGCGATTGTGCTGGCCATGCCGGCGTCGAGCAAAGCTGCCATCATCGGCACGTTCGGAGTCAATCCGACCTCGGCTGCCGGTGCGTTCTCGAACGACCCAAATGGCCCGCTCGTAGGTGGGTTGTTTCAAGACCAGTACACGTTTGATCTTGTTGGTGGTCCGACGTTCGTTACCGTGGCATCGGCGACCAACACGTTCGCCATTGGCGGCGTCACCGGCCCCTTCGGCATTCAGAATTTCGCTGCGGCGATCTTTCTTGACCCTGATGGCACCATCGGTAACGGCGATGAACTGAAGTTCGGGCCCCAGTTTGCGACCATCAGTGCAGATGGCTTGAGCCAGGAACTCAACGGTAGTGGGTTGCTCAATGCCGGCCACTACTATCTGCAGATTCAGGGTAATGCTGGCGCGCTTGCGGGCTACGGCGGCAATCTGTCGGTCTCTGGAGTTCCGGGACCAATTGCTGGTGCAGGGTTGCCGGGGCTGCTTGCCGCGGCTTTCGCGCTGTTAGGTCTCAACCGGCGGCGCAACGCCTCGAAGCGGATTTCAGCCTGAATAAAGCTCCGAGGCGGACGATGACGACAGGACGAGTCAACCGGCGCATGGTCACGGCACCGCCAGATGCGGATTTCGACGCGAATGATACCTACGGCAAGGTGGGATCGCCGTACTGGGACAAGCAGCCGGTCGCGATCGTCGCCGATGGGCCTTCACTCGTCGGCTTCGACTTCGAAAGGCTGCGGGGCGCGACCATCCTTGCGGTCAAGGGGTCGATCTTCGACATCCCATGGGCGGACGCCGGGTTCGGTCTCGACATGGAGCGCTATGCCGAATGGCGCGACAAGCTCGCCGACGTGCCGGCGCGTGTCTACTGGGCTGTCCCCGAGGACCAGCTCACCAAGACAGGTGCTGCGCCGCCATCGCGCAACGTCACCTTCGTCAAGCGGCTGGTGGGTCAGGCGGTGTCTGAAGATCCAAGCGCGATCTATGGCGGCGGCACCAGCGGGTTCGGTGCACTGCAAATCTGCCTGCACAAGCAGGCCAAGCGCATCATCTTGTTCGGCTACGACTATGACGGTTCCTTTCAAGACAACCAGCAGCATGACAAGAAGCGGGCACAGAATCACGAGAACTGGAAGGTCTGGGCAAGCCACTTCGAAGTCTACGTCCCGCACCTCAACAAGCGTGGCGTTCACATTGCGAATGCCTGTCCAGCATCGGCAATTCGCTGTTTTCAGAAGGTCACGCTCGATGACGGCGTGGCAATGCTGAAAAAATGATCGGCGATGTCATTGTCGCGTGTGTCCGCACCGGAACCGCCTTCGACTTTGGCCACGTCACCAAGATGCGCAACATGGTCGCGCGCCACATGCAGCGCCCCTATGAACTGGTCTGCCTGACCGACCAGAGGGAGCGTTGCGATGACGTGACCTTCATCGACATCGAGGAGATCGGGCTCAAGAGCTGCTGGGCTAAAATGATTTTGTTCGCTCCCGAGTGGCGCGGCCGATCAAAAGTAGTTTATCTCGATCTCGACAACATTCTCATCAACGACATTACACCACTTGCGGATGCGGTTGGCGAGTTCAGCATTTTGGCGAACCAGGGTGCCGTCGGCGCCTGCAAATACAGTAGCAGCGTCATGGTGATCGGCGGCGGCCAGTGCGGGTTCATCTGGTCGCGCTTCGACCACCGTCGCGACTGGTACATTGAGCGGTCGGGGCGCTACGGCGACCAGAAGGCCATTGAGCTTCTGTATCCCAACGCACTGTTCCTGCAAGCCCTGATGCCACGGGATTTTTTCTGCAATTACCGCGACCTGACAATTCACCCACCGAAGCACTCGGCGGTCATCAATTGCGGAGGGACCCACAAGCCGCCGTGGGTGCAAGAGGCGTGGCAGTGATCGCGCGCGCCCGGTCTGGTCGCCATCGATGTCGGGACCTACACAGGGCTGTATTCGATCGTGGCGGGAGCGGGTTATCGCGGTCGACAGCTCACGCAACGCTTCATTACAACCCGGAAGTCGCACTAACTACCTGGGCGAGTTTGGAGAAAGGTATCTCCAACCAACGGAAAGCATTTGCACGACCTTGGACGACTTTCATTTGAAAACTTGGCTGCTATTAAGATCGCAATAAAAAAGAGGGTAGGCGCGTTTCGCCTGCCCCCTCTCAGTTAGACCTCTACGGATGCATGCCCCTTTAATCATGGAGGCTTGCATGCCGCAAGGACCTATCGCCGGCACCGCATATCTGAAGGTTGACGGAGCGATGTTTCCGCTCAAGGGCAGCCTCACCGTCTCGATCACGCAGGTCGAGCGCACCGGCATCGCCGGTCAGGATTACGTGCACGGCTACCAGGAGCTGCCGCGCGTGCCGTACATCGAGGGCGATCTCTCAACCTTGCCCGAGGTCAGCACCGAGTTCCTGGAAAGCATCACCGATGCCACCGTCACCGCCGAGCTGGTGAATGGGCACACCTACGTGCTGCGCAATGCGTGGGTCAAAGGGCCGGTCGAGATCAACACGCACGACGGCCAGTTTCGGATCAGGTTCGAAGGCGTCGATGGCGACGAGCTGACGTCGTAGGGAGCACGCAATGGCGGAAGCGGCAGTCAAGGCGGCGGACGTAGTCGAGCTGAAGCGCCCGAAAGAGATCGTCATCGACCTGACCACGCCCGTGCAAGCGAACGGGGAGATGGTGAAGAAGCTGGTGTTCCGCAGGCCGACCGGAGGCGACATCATGGCGATGGGCAACGGCTATCCGATCGTCATCGATTGGCAGACCGGGAGGATTGCACCGAACCCAGAGGTCATGGGCGCTATGATGTCCACGCTGGCGGCGGTGCCGCCCTCCACCATCAAGGCGCTCGACAGCGAGGACTGGTCGACCTGCGCCCATGCGCTCATGGGTTTTTTCCCGCCGGGCGTCCAGGCGATGCAGTACTGAACTGCTATCGGCTGGCGCGAGTCTATTCCTGTTCCCCGGCGGAATTTCTCGCGATGCCGCTCGATGAGGTCGAGCAGCACATGGAGTGGACCGACAGATTACTCGCCATTGCAGAGACGACGCGATCGCACTGAGCCACGGCCATGCCCGATGACGTCCTTCGATTACGCGCGACCGTCGTCAGCGAGGAGGCGCTGGCGAACATCCGCGCGATCGGCCGTGAGATCGGCGCGGTGCCGGTACGGGCAGGCAAGGGCGTTCAGCAGGTCGACAGCAGCTTCAGCGCGCTCGGCAAGACCATCAAGGGCGTCGGCAGCGAGCTGAAGTCGGCGGTGCCGTCGCTGGGGGCATTCGGCTTGGGCGCGGCTGGCGTCGGGGTTGCCGCCCGCACGCTGACCGGCACGCTGGGCGACATCTCATCCAAGATCGTCCAGATGAAGTACGCCAGCAAGGAGCTGGGGCTGAGCGAACAGGCGCTGCGCGCTTTCACGTCCGAGGCGCAGAAGGCAGGCATGGCGCCTGAGGCCATGATGGCGGGCCTCGCTGGCTTCAAGAGCAATGTGGACGATTTCAAGATGCGGATCGGCTCGCTGCGCGGCGAGCTATACGCGATGGGCGCAGGCGACTTCGTCAACCGGGTGAAGAATTCAACCGACATGCTGGATGCCCTTAAGCAGGCGTTCAGCTTCAAGGGGGCGCTCGATAAGGAGGACCCGTCAGGAGAAAAGGGCAGACGGTTCTTCGACAAGATCCAACTGGGTGCGGGCGTGGCGCGGCTGTCGTGGGAGCAGTTCTACGAAACGTACAAGACGAAGAAGGTGTTTACCGACGATGAGATTGCCACTGCCGTAAAATTCAACGGCATGCTCGTCGACATGGGCGAGAACTTCGATTTGCTCAAGGCCAAGATCGGCGTGCGCATCATGCCGATGATCGGCCGCGATCTCGAAGACATCGACAAGATCATCAGTGGGCTGACGTGGATCGACAATTGGATCGACAAGACGGCTGGCAAGGGGGACGGCGGCAAGGGCGCAGCCTCCGATCCGATGGGAGCAGCCGTCGGGTGGATCAACAGACTCACCGGCATGGACAAATGGGACCCGTTTGGCTGGAAGGCTCAGTCAGGTGACCTCCCCCCAAGCGCGCCGCCGCCGCCGACGCTGCAGGAGAAGCGCGCCGCGCGCCGCGCCCGTGGCTTCAGTCCAATTTCGTTCGGCGGCTTTGGCGACGACGGCGGCGAGAGCAGCGGGGCATCGCGCATCGTGCAAACCGGCGTGTACGACGCCCTGGTGGAGTTCTCGGGCGGCAGCAGGGGCAGCCTGGGTGGCGGAAACGGCTTCACCAACGCCTCCTACAGCCCCGGCGGCACGGGGGACAACACCCCGATTGGACGAGCTTTCCGCGCGGCATCCACGGGCGGCACCGGCCCGTCGGGGACCGGGCCATCGGGGCCGCCCGGTACGACAACCGGCAACCCTAACGGCCAAGGTGTTGGCGGCGGCTCGCAAGGCGGCCCTGCAGGCATCACGGCTCCTGCTGGCACCGCGATCGCGCGCAGCGGGCTGGCGACCGTCACCTCCCCCAGCGGCAAGAAGTTTCAGGTCGATGAGCGGTTCGCGCAGAACTTCCAAGGGTTCATCAACGACTACGAGGGGGCTGGCGGCACGCTGGGTTCGGCCACCGGCACGCTTGGCTCTCGCCCTCACAACGCATCGGGACATCCGATTGGTGCCGCCATCGACATCAATCAGGTCGGGCGCGGAATTCGCGGCGGGACCGGGAGATCACTGGCCCCCGGAATGGAGGACGAGCTCGCAGAAAAGTGGGGCCTCGTCTCGGGCAACAAGTGGAAGAGCAATGATCAGGGCCACTTTGGCATTCGCAGTGCCGAGGCGGCGCGGGAGGCGCTGATCAAGAACAGCGGTGGGACGGCCCCGAATGGTCAGCAGACGCCATTCATGAAGGCGCGCGCGGCGGCGGTCGCGGCTGGCATCAAAGACCCTGACACGGCTGCTGCCACCGCAATGCACGAGAGCGGCAACATGCAGCGCGGTAAGGGCGGCATTTTCGATCGCTCCGGTGGCACCAACCCGTTCGGGCAGACCGGCGTCGGTTCGCAGGGCTTCATCATCGGCGCGGACGGTCAGAAGCACAAGGTCTACGGCTCTTTGGCCGAGGGCTTCGAGGACCACGCCAAGCGCTGGGGTGGTCGCTACGGCGACACGCCGGAAGAGACGATGCGTAACTTGGTTAAGGGCGGCTACAACAGCACCGACCCGTCATGGGCGGCGACCATACTGAAAACCCGGCAGCGCGAGATGAACCGCATCAACGGTGCGATCAGGCCGCCGTCGGTCAACGGCAACGTCAACGTCACGGTCAATTCCAACGGCACCAAGGCCGACGCCAAGGTCAACGAGGCGGGCGACCTCTACCAAGGCACGACGGTGCGACAGCACAAGCAGATGCAGCGCACCGAGGACGCCGGGGAGACGCTGAGCATATGAGCATCAAGGACAAGGTCCCGAACCCGTGGCGCAAGCGCTATCAGGAGGCGGCGTTCCGCAACGTGCAGTTCTTCGTCGAGAGCGATGCGCAGCAGGGCGGGCGGCGCGTGGCAGTGCACGAATACCCGAAGCGCAACACGCCATACGCCGAGGATATGGGGCACAAAGCTCTGCGCTTTCTCGTGCAGGGCTACCTTATCGGGCCGAATTACTGGGACCAGAAAAACCGGCTGATCGACGCGCTTGAGAAGGACGGCCCCGGCCTGCTGCGGCTTCCGCTGCCATTCGAGATGACAGACAAGATGGTCATGGTGATGTCCTACACCGTCACCGAGGCGCGCGAGAAGGGCGGCTATTGCACGGTCGAGATGGACTTCGTCGAGTATGGCGACCCAGAATTCCGGCGCGAGGTTTCGACATCGGGGCAGGTCGAGGACGACGCATTCCAGCTTGAGGATCAACTGATCGGGCCGCCCGCGCGCAAGACCGACGAACAGATCAGCAAGATGGTTGGCTATGCGCTGGTGAAAAAGAGCGCCGGGGAGATGAACGCAAGTCTTGAGGCGCGGATGAACCGCCTCACGCCCTGGGGCAACTTCATGACCTTCATCCCATGATGAGCGACGAGGAAATCGTTGGGATCGTCAAGCGGATCGGCCCGGTGGTGCTGTCGGCCGCCGTGCGGCTGACCGGAACCGTGGGCACGGCGTTGCGGCGCGCGGTCGGCATGATGGTGGTCGATCCCAACATGCTGGACCTGGAAACCTTCTGCTACGCCTTCAGCGTCTGCGTCGATCTCGCGCGCAACTGTAAGGCCACGCTGACCACCATGGACCGGGTGCGCAAGGCGGCACTGGCGGAGCGGCCGGTCAGCCTGCAGGCAGTGCAAACCGTGCTCGCCATGGTGCGGCTGACGCTGGCAACCGAGGCCCGCATCGTCGCCTACATGACCTTCCGCTCGCGCGAGGAGGTCGATGCAATTGCCGGTGTGATGAACGCCGCGTTCACGCAGACCATCGAGGTGGCGTCCGACGACCTCGATGCCGCGACCTACATGGCGATGATCAACCTGCACGGCAGCGTTACCCAGCACCTCGCCGTGCGTGGGCGGCAGCTTCCGCGCGTCATCAACTACAGCTACCAGGGCGTGATGCCGTCGCTGCGGATGGCGCAGCGCGCCTACGCCGACCCGATGCGCCACCTTGAGCTGATTGCAGAGAATTCGGTCGTCCATCCCGCGTTCTGCCCAAGGCAGGGAAAGATGCTGGCGGTGTAACGATGGGCATCACAGTCGTTGAAATTCCCGGAGTGCAGGTGGACGCGGAAGCGCCGGATGATCAAGTCATCATCCGCCGCCCAGGCTCCAAGGAGATCGCAAGCCTGGAGGTGCGCGGGCAGATTTACACCAACTGGACATCGGTGCGGGTCGAGCAGAAGTGGACCGAGAGCTTCCCAGTGTTTCAGTTCGAGTGCACCGAGGAGTCGTCGGTCCCGCTCACCATCCAGGGCGCGCAGTTCGTCCCCGGCGACATCGTGCGGGTGTTCCTGGGCGGCTATCCGGCGGTGTTTGGCTACATCACCGAGCGCCACGTCGGCTACGACGCCAACAACCACGGTGTGCGGCTGATCGGCTGCGGCGACACCATCGATCTGGTCGACTCGTCGGTGCCGCTCGACAAGCTGGATGGCCACGACGGCCAGTCGGTGGAGCAGCTCGCGCGTGATCTGGCTGCGCATCTCGGCATTCAGATCCACACCAAAGGCAACGTGGACGGGACGCCGTTCGAGAACCTGCAGGTGCTGCCGGGGGAAACTCCGATGATGGCAATCGACCGCTACGCCAAGATGCGCAGCATCGTCATCGGGTCGATGGCCAATGGCGGGTTGCTGCTGATCGGCGAGCACCCGGTGCAAACAAGCGGCTATCTGGTCGAGAGTGGCAACATCCTGCGCGCCAACGCGGTGGTGCGCGACAACAAGATCTACAAGCGCATCTTCTCGGTCGGACAGAACAAGGGCGGTGACGGCGCGAACGGCGACACCGAGAACAAGCAGGTGGCGGAACGCGACGGCAGCTCCAGCCGCGACCGGCACATGGTGGTGGTGGCGGACGTGGCCGACAAGATGCACGGCATCCAGCGCCGCGCCGACATGGAGTTCGTGTTCACCGAAGGCTCCAACATCGAGGCGCAGATTACGGTGCAGG